CAGATTACAAGAATTTTTGCGGACCGCGTTAATGATTTTTAATCCCAAAGTCGTATTATGCGTTTTTTACTGTAGGAGTTAACAGGCTTATATTATGTTAGAAACACTATCATTCACTGAACGTGACGAGTTCCAACGAAGAAACATCGCTGAAAATATCATCAAATTGCTAAAACCAGAGGCAGACATTTCACCACTGGTAATAGACGGTGCATGGGGGACAGGGAAATCAGAATTTAGTATCAAACTGAAGAATCTCATTATCGAGCAAGAAACTGAGTCTAAAGTTGTCTATATTGATGCCTTTAAAGGGGATCATGCAGAATCTCCATTACTTCTAATAACATCAGCTATTGCGAGCATTTTGCCGGAGAAGGAAAAACAAAACTTCATTAAGAGATCTCTTCCTGCAATTCGATTTGGTTTAAAAACTGTACTAAAAGCTGGTGCAGGTTGGTTTTTACGACAGGAGGCTAGTGAAGTTGCCGAAGAATTCCAAGATGCGATGAAGAAAGCAAGCAATGCAGCAATAGATGGGACTATTGAAAATATACTTGAAGACCACATGGAATCAGAGAAAAACATAAACTCTCTAAAATCTTGCATTGAAGATATATCAAACAAGCAAAAGATAGTGATAATTATTGATGAATTAGACCGATGTAAGCCAAGTTTTTCAACAAATATCATTGAAACAATAAAACACATCTTTGATATCAATAACGTATTTTTTATTTTAGTTACAAACACTGAACAACTAAAAGCATCTATAAATCATATTTATGGTTATAGCATTAACTCACAAAAGTATCTTGACAAGTTTATAAAATATACCATTACTCTTCCAGACACATGCTTAATAAATGGGCATAACGTATGTAAAACCTCGGTTATATATTGGGATCACCTTGTAGGTGAAACTACATTACTAAATAAAATCAACAGCTTAGTTGGTAGCTTTATTTGTGATTTAATTCAACGAACCAACTTATCCTTACGTGAAACACAAACCTTTTCACGCAATCTTAACATTTTCCGACTGTTAAACGACAATGAGTGCAAAAGCAATGATCCTTTTATAAATATGATCGTTGTCGTAGCTGTCTTCATACATTGTTTTGGTGACAAGGAAAAACTAAAACAAGAAATTACCGCTGAATCTATATCTTATTTAGCAGACCTGCTTAACATAAAAGAAATACCTTATTCTTATGAGAGAAGATCGCAAATCCCTGAAATATCAATTATATTCTTCGGAATAATTAAAGACAGCATTACTCTTAATGAGCGATTTGCCCCTAAAAGTGATGAGGAACTTAAAAAGTTCACAAATGTTTATACTGATTATGAACACCTAAAATTTTGGAGCACTACTCCCAGAGAGTTAATAATAAAATATATTAATCAAATGTCATTCATCCAGTAAATAATACGCCCCTGCATGGGGCGTATTATTAAACGTCCATATCTAATGTTAGATCCAGCATTGAAAGGCAGCCATCAATAAATCCTTCGGCTAACTGTATTTCTATACGTACCAATTTCTCATCCTTCCCACGCACCTTTGCAATCTTACGCTTGGATATTCTGTATAAATAATGTGCCACAAGAAGCGAATGCTCATCAGGCCTTTTTTGCTTTAAACGAGCAAGACACCCCTCAACAATTAATGCGTCATTATCAGAACAAGCCACACGTGTCTTGCAGGTATAGGGAAGAAGCCCTTTAAACCCAGCAGCTATAGGCGAATAGTCCACTCCTGAGCTATCACTCGCCGCCCATGCCCCCCAACGCTCAAGAACCATCTGAATATCACGCATCAACTTTCTCCACCAAATCAGGCCAGCACGCCAATTGCCAGCGCGCGATCGATAAAACGAAATATCAACTCCAGTTGAGAGCCGTATTTCTCTTCGAATGCCACGGTGTCCGCATGTAACTCATTGTGATGCGTTCTGCACAACGGCAGCACAAAGAGGTCATGCGCCTTTGTTCCCATCCCTCCCTGACCGTAGCCTATCAGGTGGTGCGGATCATCCGCCTGCTTCCCGCAGCAGGTGCACGGCTGGGATTTAACCCAGCGGGTATATCTCTCATTGACCCATCGACGGCGTTTCGGACGTAACATGAAGCTTTCCGGCGATTCCGGATCAACCCTGAGCGCCAGTACCTTTTTCGCCTTATCCTGTACAATGCTGGTGGCCAGCACCGAGGGAACAATTTCACTTTCACGGGTAGCTGACTGGACAATTGCCTTCGGCATCCTTAATGCTTTTCTCGCAGCGCTCTCCGGTAAGACTTCTGCCAGGTCATTGCGTACCATCCACCAGCACAGTTCCGGGAGAGTAACTGCGTGCATATCGTCAAAACCCAGATCACGACAAACAACCGATAAAACCCATTTTGTCGTGTTCTCCACAGCTATTGATTTCAGCCGTTCCGTAAACTGTTCGCGCAGCAGGTTATCGCAGTGCCAGCACAGTCGGATTGCCCCCGGAGCGTGGCGCATGGTTGTCATCTGTTCGCTGTGCCAGTCTGAATGCGGCCACTGACAGCCATTCCCCCGGAGTAGCCAGCTTTCCAGACTATCCAGACCACCAGCACGATAGATAACCGACTCATTACAGAACACATCACGAACAGCAGGATCATCCGCCAGCGGCTGTGATACCGCCGGGACCGCGCCGCTGGCGAAAGATGAAAATTGCTCCGGCTCTGGTTCAAGCAGAACACGCCCCTGCATAAACAGGGGCATCAGTTCCGATCCCGGCCTGAACAATACAACGCCCATACGAGGAGCAATTTCAGGGGTCAGTAACGCTCTCACGATCACCTCAATGAACGGTATCGAGCAGCTTCAGCAGCTCAGGGAATTTGGACTCGAAGAAATGCGGCTGCGTCTCGCGAGGGTTTGCCGGGCTGGTGATGTTTTTGCCGAACATGCAGCCTTTTGCCGTCAGCGACCAGAATTTTTTAATGCCGTTAATCGCGGAGCGACTGTAACGCTCACGATGTTCAACAACACCCAGCTTTGCTAACTGCTGATACGCCTGATTAGCCGTCATCCGGATACCATGCTGTTTTAACAGCGCGCTCAGTGCCAGCGTCGGGCGGCTTGAACCATCCAGCGCGCCAGCCGGAGCATCAATGGCATATTGTGGCGCCAGGTTAGGTAGTCCCACTGCCTCCTGGAGTTTCTGACACGCGCCCAGTACCGATGAATTGGACAGGTTTAACTCTTTGCGCATAAAACCCAGCAGAATCACCCCCGCCTGCATCTTATCGGCAGCCATACCAGAAGATGTTTGTGGCGCACTGGTAATCCGATCGAACGTGCGGATCACCTTAAGATGGAAAGACGGGCTGATCCACATTGCATAAGCAAACACCAGTTCTTTGCATACGTATGTACCTTGTTCAGCGCCACCGCGAACAGTATTTACTGGAGCACGTACCAAACTTCGGGTATCACTACCGCCCTGAAAAAAGCTAACTGATTGATTTTGTTCCGATGATGGAATTCCGCCCTCGGTGAAAAGTTGCTCAATCAGCTCACGGGTTTGCTTATTATCAAGCCAGTATTTCGGACGATATTTCTGATCTCCACCAGCAGCACGGTGCAAATCGTTAAGACAATAGCGCCCATGAACGTCGCGGCGAACTTCGATACCATCAATGACCATTAAATTATTCATGCTTCTTTCTCCATTTTCAGGCGGCTGCACCCGCCCCTGTTTCAAATTTCGTGATCGTGATTTCTACCTTCCCCTTCGGGAAAACTGGTCCCCACTCCACCAGCATTCTCTTTACCTGGCTGTCGTCCTCCCAGACTCCTGCGTGAGTCAGTGCGTCGAACAGCGCTTTGTTGTAATTGTCCAAATCCCTGATCCGCTTATCTGGCGGATACAGGATGATTTCTACCGCTGCATGGGTTGATGTCGGTTTCGGCAGTCGGCGAAGTTGCTCAATGATGGCGGCACACGTTGCGCTCCGAAATTTGCGTCCCGCCACACTTATCAGGCTCTTTCCGGCAAACGGCCCTTTGTTGGGATGACGCCAGTAAGTGTTCACGCTCGGCGGAAATGGCAGGGTCAGCTTCATACCGCCACCTTCCCGACCAGGCGTTTCGCTTCGCGGTGGATCTGCGCCAGAAACGCTTCGCCACCAGCTTCAAGCTCATCACGCCCGATATAGCTGATCGCTGGCCCTTTCCAGGTTTTATCGAATACAGCGATCGCCCCCGCAAAGAAAGCGCCGGTAGGCACCTGTTTTTCATCTTTCGGGATAAACCATGCCGGCAGTTCGAAACCAATTCGGCCACGAATAAACGCGATATGGTCTGCATCTTCCGTCCACCATACTTCGCTGGTGGCAGCTTTGATCAGGAAAACATAGCGCCCGCCCTTATCCCGCATAGCGCTGGTATGCCTCATGATGTATCGCATACCTGTGATGTATTGCCCTTCATGCTGGCTGGCGCGACTGTAAGGAGGATTACCAAAAGCGGCCCCGTTGAGTTCAGCCAGACGATCCGCCCAGTCATGCGCCAGCGCGTTATCTTCCGCAGTGTAATAGTCCTCACATTTGGCGTTTTCATCGTCCGAGAAAAGATCGAGAACAAACGGACCAAACATGGCATTTATGCCCCAGTAAATGTTGTCCGGCGTGCGCCACTGATCGCCGACTTCTTTCAGTTCGTGTGCTGATTTGTTGCGCAGTTCTGCCAGCGCCTGGCAATATTTATTGCTCATTAAGACCCCACATAATTCCCTGACAGATACCACTCACTACCTGATGCAACATACTTTCTGCTCTTTCGCAAACACCGTTCACGGCGCGCCAGAAAGGCGCTACGTTCCGACGGGATATGACTCTCCCGGAATGCCTCCATCCATACCGTAGCTGCACGACGGAACAACCCTCCAGACTCCAGTGTTTCTGCCTGACGTATCAGATGCATAATCACCTGCGGGTCGTTGGTTCCGACATAACAGCTCCGCACAGGTTTAGTCCCGATATCTGGCTCCTGATCCGGCGGTATGTCTGTCTCAAGAGCAAAATGCCTGCGAGTTTTACCTTCAAAGCGATGAGCAACACGCCCGCACTGGCGTAACTTACTTGTCGACTGCAGGACGCTTTTACGCGGGAAATCTGCAAAAGCATTCGCTATATCGCTGGAAGTACATCCCGGATGGGATTCAATGAATTTCTGAACGTCTCCCATAAGACTCATATCACCCCCTGAACCCTGTCGGGATCTGGCTGTAATCCACATTCCCGTAGCTGGATTTGAACATGGGATCTTCACGGTTTTCGAAACGTCCGCCGATGGGTGCGGACAAACGCAGTGACAATTCATCCCACTTTTCCCGGAGCTTTGAGGGGCTGAGAATGTTACGGCACCAGAACGGATCACGGCTGACCCGGCTGTACATTTCGCAGATCTGTTTGTGGGTACGCCCGTCCTGAGCACACATCAGGCGAATTTCATTTGCCCAGACGGTCCAGTTAGGTTCCTTCGGACGAACCAGCTCGCCGTCACTCTCCGCGGCCTGTTCGTACAGGGCGATGATTTTTTTCCAGATCCACTGAGCACAGGTCAAATCGTCCTGCGTTCCCCACTGACGCTTTTTAGGGCTCAACACAGCGGCATCCGGATGACGGGTTAAAAACTCCTGGTCTGTCATCTGCTGGTCCGGTTGCGAAGCGTCCGGACAAGAAGGGGTTTTATTAACTTGTGGATCTTGTTTTGATTTTACTGACGGATCCCCGCCAGATTCTGACGGGTCAAAACCGCCGTTTTTGCCAGATTTCGACGGGTCAGATTTTGATGGGTCAGATTTTGATGCGTCAGATTCTGATGGGTCAGATTTTGACTGGTCAGGATCTGACAGGTGAGCAAATGCAGCCGCCTGCAGCTTTGCCACATTTAGCTGATAAACATTGGAGGCATTACGGTTTCCCTGACGTCTGGCTTTACGTGATAACCAGCCGTCAGCTTCCAGTTTTGCTATCGCCGTTCTGACTGTACTTACCCCGGCCCCAAGCTGACGAGAAATTGTCTCAATGGATGGCCAGCAGACCCCTTCGTCATTGCTGAAATCAGCCAGGCGAGCCATGATAGCCACACTGGATAATTTCATTCCCGAAGCTGCACAGGCATCCCATACATAGCCTGTTAATTTAGTGCTCATGCAGCACCTCCGAGATGCTTCATGTTTTTGCCGGAACGAAAGGCAATAAGAGGCATGTTGACGCGGTAATTACGCCCAAGAGGCTCACAGACAACCTTCTGACATTCGCGATCGACCAGGCTAATACGCAGAACGTACCCTTCTGGTGTGCTGTACCACTGTCCTGGACGAGGGCAATGAAAACGTTGGCTGGTGAACCGTTTAAAAATATTCCGGATCATTTGCGCCCCCTTACCTCTGAACGGTTCAGTGTCATATTGATAAGGCTCGCAAGCGCCGCAGCGTCATTGATGCGATCGTGCAGACTGACAGCCAGCGGAGATTCCGCTTTTTCCAGCATGGGATAAAGCTGCTGTAACCAGACCTGATGAATGGATGAAATGTAGGAATAGAGAACGCTGGCATTATGTGCTGCATCGCTCAGCACCGACGGCTTTGAAAGCTGTTTCTCCATCTGGTTAAAGGCATTGATGTATGCCTCTTTGAATTGGGCGGCGCGTTTGCCCGTAAAGTCCATAGCAAGGAAAGCAAAGCCGTCGCGGGTTATTTGATAGCAAGGTAGTTTGCGGCCTGATGCGTCGATGTACTCACTGAGCTGAAAATTCAGCTCAGTAAATTCGGCAGAGCATTCAAGAGACGCAATTTTTTGAATGACATTTTTGTGTTGTTTGCCGAAATAACTAGCAACAGCCAGAGAAGAAGTAACAACTTTGCCTGCAATAATGCAAAGTTCAGGTTGTACTAAGGCAGGGATCGTAGCCATGATGGCAGCCTCCGTATGCAATGGATAACTTCCACCACCGGAAACGCCAATTTCGCTGGTGGTGAACTGAGCAGGGTTGGCGTAACCGGCGCATACGGAAACCGGCGCACCTTTCGGTGCCCCCACCCAGCCCACCATAATTTGGGTATAGCTGAGCTGTAGCAACAAAAAAGACGCTAACGCGCCCATTGTCGCCGTATGCAATTCCAGGACGCCAATCCCGGCACCCGCTTTATAAGGTGCCTGAACAGTGTAACGTCCCGGAATTGCAGAATCAATGTGTTCCTGGCGCTTCACACTCAACAAAATCACGCCTGAATTTCCACAAAGGGCTAAAACACTCATGCGGATAGCCCTTGCGCAGATAGATAACGCGCTCAGTTTCTGGTTCCCAGCGAATGACATGGACATAAAGTCCCCTTCCATCCCGAAACCAGCGGTTAAGTTCCTGCACGATTCATCCCCCACGGTCAGGCTGTGTTCCCTGTGGTTATGCACGACCAGGCTATTTGGTAATCTGCATTCATGACGCAACGGCCGGTACTCATACATCCCCGGTTGTTGCGACAAACGGTTATTTACCGTTAAACTGTTCATGCGTTGGTTTTCTCCATAAAATTTGACGCCACGGCGCCCGGAGCTGCACACTCGCGGGCGTCACCCTTTTCTGGCGCGCAAAAAACTCTGTATACCAGTGTCGAATGCTGTTGCAGCTTTGCGATCGCCTGATACAACTCCTCATCAATCACGGCTTTTTCATGTGGCTCAATAACGCCATCTTCGATAGCCACCCTGATTTGCTGGGAATAACTGGTGATCTGCTCAATCGCTTCCAGCAGGCGCTGATTAATATCTGCGTTATCCACTTCTTCCATATCTGCCAGCGGAACAAAAACGCCACCTGATGCCCTGGCTACTGAATGTGCCAGGTGATAGGTTCCTCCGGCACGTTGCAGTACCAGCGCCCACCCAATCGGGAAGATCTGATCACCACCAGTACGCAGGCGGTTAAACAGAGCATCTTTGGTGACATCCAGCCATTCCGCAGCTTCTTCATAACCGCCATGCAGACTGGAAATCGTCTTTTTAATCGCAGCCACCAGCCAGCGGGGCTGCTTTTCAACTTTCCATTCAGGTTCATGTCCCACGGATCTACTCCTTCTGCTGTGGTGGCGGTCAAATCGCCGAATCACTAAGCTGATATCTGTTTGGATACAAAATTTGCATCTCGCTAATTTCTCCGGCGTAAAATTGAGCCAGGCGCTCAGCAAGCTCTGTTGAAGGAGCCTGCTCGCATCTTTCAACCCGGCTTAATGTTGCAGGATCAACCTGAACCCCTTTAGCGACGTGCTGTAACGTATAACCATGCGATTTCCGCAATTTTCTCAATGGTGATTGCATAAAACCTCCTTCTTTTGCGTATGCCGCATGTTATTTCATACAGCAAACTTGCGCAAGTTGATTTGCACAATGCGCAAAAAATTAATGTAATGAACGCATGAATATAGGAAACCGTGTCAGACAACTTCGCCGCGCGAAGAACATGAAAATTGCTGAGCTAGCAGAAGCCATCGGCGTGGATGCCGCAAACATCTCTCGTCTGGAGACTGGCAAGCAAAAGCAATTTACCGAACAAACACTTTCTAGGCTGGCTGACTGCTTAGGTGTTGATATAGCAGAACTCTTTACCTCAGACCCAAAAGGTAATACTGTATGTAAACACAGTGATATGAGGAAGGATTCAGCTAACGTGAAGGATTTGTTCCGTATCGAGATACTGGATGTCAGTGCAAGCGCCGGTAATGGACTCATTCAGGGCGGTGATGTTATCGATGTAATCCATGCTATCGAATATAACAAGGACAAAGCATTAGCTATGTTTGGCGGGCGCCCTGCCGCTGAGCTTAAAGTGATTAACGTGCGCGGTGACAGCATGGTGCCAACAATTGAACCGGGAGACCTTATTTTTGTCGATATAAGCATCAACCAGTTCGATGGTGATGGCATCTATGTCTTTGGCTTTGATGATAAAATATACGTAAAAAGGCTGCAGATGATCCCCGATAAATTATTGGTGATATCTGATAACACTAACTACAGGGAATGGAGTATTACCAAAGACAACGAGTGCAGGTTCGGTGTTTTTGGCAAGGTTCTGATAAGCCAGACGCAGTCACTCAAACGACACAATTAATAGAAAGCGTCGACAAGGCCACCATTATGGTGGCTTTTTTTTTGACTCAAAATTGCATATATCGCAATTTTATACTTGCGCAATGTGCAATTTAAATGTAATTTGCATTCATAGAGCAGCGAACAGGCAGGACGCCCACGAAGTAGCCGCCCGGGGCATACGAAGGCCGGGATGATTCGCTGGAAAGTAAAGTAATTAACTTAACGAGGTAACGCGGCATGGCTAGCAAAGGCATTGAAAATCTGATCAAAGATGCATTGGATGCTGGTTGTAATGTTACGCGAAAGGCCCACCACTTTGAGGTCAGCAAGAAAGGTCGTAAAGACATAACGCTGATTATCTGTGAAGACGGAACGGCATATCGCGGAGATGTTGACCTGACGATTACGAAATCAATCCGCACACAAAAAGAGATGCGGTTCATCCTCGGTTTGCCGCAGAAAGAAAAATGAATGTTACAGGTGTCTTCGGGAGGGGTTGCGGAACTGGGTTGACCACCAGCAACAGATAACTCAGCCGACAACACGGAGCCGTTTAACCCACGGCGTCGGAGTGTAAATACCGTAGGGGTTGTACCGACTGGTCATCGGTGCCCCGCCCGAAGATACCTGTAACCAGTGCAAGCGATATTCTGGCGGCCCGTTCCATTACGTTAGCGGAAACCGCCAGCTTTTTCAGGAGAGCAACAGATAAGAGTTTTTCCGCGCGGTAAAGCGCTTCTGTAAGAGAGAGAACTCTTATCGTTGTGGTGAATGCGGCTCAGCGCACGCGGGTAAGGTTGAAGCTGATAGTCGATCCTCTGTAGTTAAGCACCCGTCTGGCGTGCAACCTTCGCCAGATACCGGGAGGCACCCGGCACCACAACGTTATTGCTGTGTGAAGTCTTGTCGGCGTCCGGCTCTTCCAACAACAGGAGGAAGGCGACAGTGTTCTGCCGTGACGCCGACCTTTTTACACAACAGAAAAGAGCATCTCCGCGCGACGGGCTCATTACCCAATCCACCCGGAAAGCTGTTACAGCAGGTGCTCTTTTCTGTTTTGTGGAGAAACCAACTGGCGGTGGCAACCGCCATCTTGAGGGGTTAACGATGAATGATGACCGCATGACCGTAGTGCCCGACTTTCTGGGCGAACTGGATGCCGGCGTGTTCATGAACAAAATCGCGGCAGCGCTGAATACTGTCGGATTAGGCGTTCTGAATAACGGCAATAAAGGCAAGGTAGTCCTCACCTTTGATTTTGAGCGCATGGGAAATTCAGTCGAAGAGAAGCGCGTCAAAATTAAACACAAGCTGCAGTACAGCACTCCGACGCCGCGCGGTAAAGCGTCAGAAGAGGACACAACAGAAACCCCAATGTGGGTTAACAAGGGCGGAAAGCTCACCATACTGCAGGAAGATCAGGGTCAACTGTTCAGTATTAAAGGCACTACTGACGGAAAGCTTAAAGCGGCTCAGTGAACCGCAGCTAACCAAATCACTACCACCACTTCGATCATTAGTTAATAAGGAATTTTTATGTCTCAGTTAGACAGCGGCACTTTTCAGCAGGTAAAAGACCTGGTCCTTTCTGGCTATCACCTGAACGATATTCAGGGGCTGGCTTGCCCGACAGCATTATTACCTGCCGGAACAGGTGTTGAAAGCCTCGAACGCTTTGCTCTGGAGCGTTTCCGCTTCCGCGGCGCCATGACTACCACCAGCATTGAAGACTTTGTCCGTTATTCAAAGGGCTATGCCAGTGCAACCGAAAAAGCACGCTGCTTTATTGATGCTGACCATATGACAGCTCGCTCAGTTTTCAATATTGGTACGCTGGATAACCCCGGTCATGCAGACAACGTTGCTTCTATCACGCTGAAACAGACTGCACCATTCCGCGCCCTGCTCCAGATCAACGGGGAACGCCTGAAACAAAAACAGATCGCCGAATGGCTTGAAGACTGGAGCGATTATCTCCTGGCGTTCGATTCTGACGGTAACACAATGCAGATTTCACAGGCTGCCCAGGCTGTTCGCCGCATTACGATCCAACAGGCAACCCAGCAGGCTCATGAAGATGGCGATTTCAGCGGTAAGAAATCCCTTATGCAAAGCATTGAGGCCAGCAGCAAAGACGTTATGCCGGTGGCTTTTGAGTTCAAATGTGTTCCGTACGAGGGTCTCGGAGAACGTGCGTTCAGCCTCCGCAACAGCCTGCTGACCAGCGATGAACCCTGCTTTGTTCTGCGCATCGTCCAACTTGAAGCCCAGGAAGAAGAGATCGCCAACGAATTCCGCGATTTGCTGATCAGCAAGTTCGAAGGTGAATCAGTGGAAACTTTCATCGGTAACTTTAAAGCCTAATTGCTCTGCATTAAATCCCCGGCGCCGCGGGGATTTATTGAAGCGTAATTCCATTAATTATCGCCACCCGGCGAGGGATTCGTGCAACCAAAATCTGCGCGGTGCAGCGCGCCAATATGGAGAAAACCATGAGCTACATTCAGACATTATCCGGTAAAAAATTTAACTACCTGACCGCCACAATCGACGATATCTATGTTGAGGATATCGCGACTGCTCTTTCCAACATCTGTCGATTCGCTGGGCATCTCCCAGAGTTCTATAGCGTGGCTCAGCACTCTGTGCTTGTAAGCCAGATTGTGCCGCCAGAGTTCGCCTTTGAAGCGCTGATGCACGACGCTGCGGAGGCATATTGCCAAGATATTCCGGCCCCGCTCAAAGCCTTGCTGCCTGACTACCAGCGCATGGAAACTTATATTGATGGTCTTATCCGCTTTAAATTCGGTATCCAGCTTGAGCAAGCTGCCGTCGTGAAATATGCCGATCTAACCATGTTAGCTACCGAGCGCCGTGATCTGGAAATCGATGACGGTTCGAAGTGGGAAATTCTCGAAGGTATTCCCTGCTCTGATCTCGTTCAGGTTATCCCTCTCCGCCTAGGTCAAGCCTATGGCCTGTTCATGAATCGCTTTAACGAACTGGTGGAGCTGCGCCAATGCGCCGCATGAAGGTAAAAGAACTCGTAGCGGAGGCTTTTGCCTCCGTTGCTGAATTGCCACCAAAGCATGCACCGCTTATGCGCGAAGTCGCCACCAGACTGGAAGCTACGTTCGCAGCATTAAAAGAGTCTCTTGTGCAACTGGAACAGGAACGTAAAGGTAAAACGCCATGACCGTATTTGAATATCTCCAGGCTCATCCGGATACCACCAGCGGTGAAATCGCCAAAGGTATGAACAAAACAACGCCAGCGGTCGCCGGAGCATTATCGCAACTCTATGGCACAGGCCGGATCGTGAAGTCTGGTGTTCGCAAGGGCATTCCAACATACCGTGTTAACGATATGCCATTTGGGTGCAGTAACAGCCTAACCATGATGTTTAACCAGCTGTTGAATAGAGCAAGACAGGGAACTGCACAATGAGCAAATCACTTGAAGTGCTGATTGCCAAAATCAAAAAGCAGATTGAAAGCTATGACTCCGTAATTTTGAAGGAAAGTGAAGCCATGGCACTTATCGTAGAACTGGAGGCAAAATCAGCGCCAGAATCGTTCAGTGCCATCGGCAAAAACATTTTATCGCAGGATAACCGTATTACATCCGACCCGATGTTTTGCGTTTACCAAAAACGCGAAATCGTTGTTGATGCTGATTACGACTATGACCGCATCGTTTGGATTGATGAAGATGGTAACGAAGCTAATGAGCGCCAACGAATGCGCCTTGAATTGCTCCATGAAAACTTCCGTGAACCACCTGAAAAATGGCGCAGAGTTGCACTGAAAGAAATTGATGATTTCGTTACCTGCTGTTTCACCGAACAGGGATGCAAAGACTACCTGGCATGTAATGGCCACAACCTACGACTGCCATTCATCTACGTCAAAAGCGGATTTAGGAATGCTGAGTTTATTAGCGTTCGTAACTGGCTCGCTGGCATTGGCGTGAAGGGAGAGTGAGCATGGAAGAAGTAACTCTTCGCAATGCCGACTGTTTCGATGTCTTCCCACAACTTGAAGACGGTACCGTTGATCTGGTTTGCGCTGATATTCCCTACGGCACTACCCAGTGCCGCTGGGATTCGGTATTAGACCTGCAGGTTATGTGGCAGGAACTCTACCGCATCGCCAAACCAACAGCGGCCATCGTGCTGTTTTCCGCTCAGCCTTTTACCAGTGTGCTGGTTGTCAGCAACTTACGAGACTGGCGCGCAGAATGGGTATGGGAAAAGGGAAACGCCACGGGATTTCTGAATGCCAAAAAGCAGCCGCTTCGCGCGCATGAAAATATCGAGGTTTTTTACCGCCGCCAGCCGACCTACAACCCGCAGATGACCGATGGCCACGTACGCAAGACCAGTAAGCGTAAGACGGTCAATTCAGAGTGCTACGGTAAGGCTCTGTCGCTTACTGAATACGATTCGACACAGCGGTACCCGAGAGATGTTCAGTTCTTCTCGAGCGACAAACAGACGGGAAACTATCACCCGACCCAGAAGCCACTGGCACTGGTTCAGTATCTGATCGAAACGTACAGCAATCCTGGTGATACGGTTCTGGATTTCACAATGGGTAGCGGTACCGCGGGTGTTGCCTGTCAGCAGACTGGACGCAATTTTGTTGGCATTGAGAAAGACGCCACAATTTTCCAAACCGCATGCCAGCGCATGGGAATTAAACAGAAGGATGCAGCATGACAACTAACAACCACCCGGCGCACGGTCCTGTATCAGTCGATCGCCTGCACCAGATTCGCGAACACCTTCAGCATGATACGCAGTACTCAAACGGCGGAAACAGAGCTTACTTTCTCACAGATATGTTGAAGGTAGTAGATGAGGTGTTGGCAGGTAGGAACGCCGAGCCGGTAGCAGATGTTGCTGCCTGGTACAAAAAAGGTGAAGAAAGAACCTGTGATATTCGCTGGCGTCGTTTCGATGTTGCGCCAGGTCCACTCTATGCTGTCCCACCTAAGCCAGCCAGCAATAATTTATAATTTTGTAAGCCCGGGTGCAGCCGGGCTGTATGGAGAATCTGTCATGGCAAAACTTATGAAGGCGAGTCAGTGGGGTAAACGCGAATTTACCAAAGACTCGATCCCGGATAATCGAACCATTAAACGTTGGGTTGAAAACGGACTTCTCACAGGCAAAATCGTAGACGGATCTGTTTGGGTCTGCGAGTCTGAAAAATGGGGGGTAGACTCAATGGTTAATCATACGGTTCGCCAGCTTATCAGTGAGGGTTAACCATGGCAGCCAGGCCAAGAAAAAGAGAATACCGCCATCTACCCGAATATCTAATATTCGATAAAGATCGCGGCGTTTATAAATTTACGCTCATAACTGGGAAAAAAAAGAATATTGGTAAAGACAGGGCTGTAGCGATCGCTATAGCCCGTGAATACAACCTAAGAATGAGACCTGCAAATGTACCTTCAGTAGAAATACTTGTCCGTGAATCTGGCGGTGTAACTGGGGAAGCAAAACCATTTGCTGAACACGTAGATCATATTATGGAGCGGGCGATTGAGAATGAACGCCCTTCACAGAATACACTTGACGATTGGAACAACGATGCTCTGAGGGTGAAAGAATTCTTCATCAGCATACCAGCTTGCGATATTGAGCTGGAGCATGTGAACGCCTATATAAACCACTAACATGCCGAAGCATCAGCAAACGTACAAAACAGGAAAGTCAGCTTTCTTAAAAAATTATTTTCCTATGCGGTCGATGAATCGTTAATGTTCGATAACCCGGCAACCCGTAAAAAAATGCGTAGGACAGAAGAGAAGAAACGCCAGCGCCTCTCGCTTGATAACTTTAAAGCTATCAGGCGCGCAGCTGAACCATGGTTGCGGACCGCAATGGATTTGGCATTGCAGACAACACACGCGCGATTGGAGGTCTCACGGATCCGTTACTCCATAAGAGAGCCAAAAGACGGTATCTGCGGGTGCGTATGGTTAGCGCAACCAGAAAACGGTATTTATGGGACGCTCTACATCCACAGGCAGAAAGTGCAAAAAAAAGAGGCATCTCACGTTGCAATCCCGATTGGGGAAGAGTTGAAACGGATAATTGACGATAGCCGAGATAATGTGGCCAGTCCGTTTGTCGTTCACAGGATCCCTGAACGGCAGATTAAACGCAGCAAAGAGGTTTCACACCCTAGTCAAGTTGCACCGGACTATTTGAGTCGGTCATTTTCAGCTACGCGTGACAAGCTAGGTTTATGCGACCATCTACCGATGGACGAAAGACCAACCTTTCATGAAATTAGAGCGCTGGCAGCGCATCTTTTCGATCAGCAGGGTATCGATCCGCAAGGACGAATGGCACATAGTGATGCGAAATCAACAAAGATCTATACCCAAAATCATATCGATTGGGTCGTAGTTCCTCATGGAGAAATTAAAGCTAGTTAGTACTATCTTATTAGACATTTTTAATGTTTGTTCAGAGCCCTGCTATGGCACAAAGCTAAAAATCCTCTTACAGAAGCTCTGTGCCATGCAATTCTAACATTACGTAAGGATCGCCCATCAAAAGATAGCTACCGTACAAGCCTAGATTATGTATAGCCATTCAGTCATCCAAATAACGCTGGTCGCCATCACAAAATTCACATCCTCGAATATGACTAAATTCAGGAACACTATCGCTCAAGTGGTTGCAACTATTACATTGCTGAATTTCAGTGTAATAGGATAAACACCGAGTACAGAGATAGCCTTCGCCAAATTTGCATACACTTTCAGGGTTCATGCAGTTGGTACATCCAGCAGGAAATGCAGAGAGAAGCTGTTCATCCACACTATGGAATATTTCCTCATCTAGCAAATCATATCTACTCTGAGCGTAGTTGCAGCATCTACATTTAAAAACATCATCCCCCTCCTGAAGCAATTGAAGTTCCCCACAGTCGGGACAAACTAGATTAATTTGCCGTAAAACACTAGTGCAAACCTTACATCGCGTAACTTCAAGTTCACGTTTTTCATTACCAATTATTTTAGTGTCCGTTACTAACGAACGCTGATGGCACTCATTGCAAGTACCAATTAGCATGCCCTTTTCTGCAAGAGATTCTAATTCAGGTTTAACCTGATTAAGCCGCACTTGGGCATAAAATTCATTTCCCCTAATTAATCGAGTCTCACCAAAAGCAAGCGTCCAATTATGTTTGACTCCAAAAATGACTTTCCATTCTTCCCTTAATAACCTGTTCAGAGCAAACCAAGCATCCGCTTGTTCTTTGAGTATCTGGCGCTGTTCATCTGCAGTAAAAGTTGGATGGTAGAAATGAACCACGCGGTTGCGGTGCTTTCTGACCTTATCAAAAGCACTATCCGTTTCCTTATCTAGTGGTTTTTCAAGTACATCCTTAAGCCGACTACGAGTTTCTTCATAGGTTACAGACTGAAAATCACCAGCTAAGTAGTCCTGCTTTTTTATTGGTTTCTTTGGACTGCAGACCAACGACCAGTGTTCATGCGCAAGAGGTACTTTTAGTAAAATCTCTACTGCCGTCCAGAAGCTGACGACGGAGAACTTAGGCTTTGATGCTTCCAATTCTTCACGGGCTTTATCCAGAAAGTCCAAACCGTTGTTGATCAGCGCCTGCACATCCTGGCTTAGTTCGAGAGGTGGTTGAGTATCGGGAGCTGTATCGTCAACATTGCACATTATTATCACCTTTTATGAGACTCCATCACACAGCAGCTACAGTGTGGTTATCCCATGCAGTTTAAACTCGGCCAAGTGCCAAGCTATGATATTGATCGAAAATCACCTAAATTTTTTATCTGCAAACTCATACTGTTACTTTTATCACGCCTTGAAAAACTAACAGATTCTTTGAGTTATTCCACTTAAATAGAATGGGGAGAAACCATCGCCTAAGTCATTGATGTATATAGAGCAGATTTTGCTAAAAAAGCACTGTTTGTTTATACATATGAATCGTACCTACCACCAGCAATGGTACGGTTCTCAGCGTTTTACAAGCGGCGTCATGGGGTGTCGGGGGTCGGAGGTTCAAATCCACTCGTGCCGACCAAAATTCCCCTTGAAAACCAGCCTGTCAGGGCTGTTTTTTTATATATCCAATTTGCAAGTGGTGAAATGATGGTGAAATAGCTATCGAAGGTCACTGCAAATTGACTTCAAGCTCCCTCCAACGTGAAAAGTTGAACAGATGACTAGGTTCAGATTAAATACATTGATTAGTCATCCTTAACCAGTAGAATCCGCCACGACTGGTAACCATTCAATACACGCACTATCGAACGATCGCCAGTTTGCCGCAGCCCGTTCTTGCATACAATGTGGCTGCGGCACGCCATCACATCAGAAATTTGAAAATCAGGGTAAACCTGTCACTTAACCTGAAGCAGGTCTTCATAGCGGGTGGTATATCGGGATGACAGTATGTTTCTCTTCATAGCCCACTGTTGCTGGATACCCTCCCCGGCAAAGTACAGCTTTCCCCTGCCCTTCTTTGCATTCAGGTGATCCAGTACTTCCATCGGCTTCTCGCTACCGGCGCGCGGCGCGTTATCATCGAAAAAGTTGCGCCGCGCCCTGACTGAAGAAGTCTCCCCTATTTCACCTGTACATCATCCGTACTGTCTGATGTTGTTCGTCCGGAAATATCTTTGTCGCACCGCACCTCATTCACCTGGTGCATCAGTTACGACGCCACTGAACGTTCAGATAGCTCCCCAGCATCTCCTCCACAAGAGGTCGCAGGCCATCCAAAAATGTCTTTTTCGCGCTCTCCATCGCTCTTGCTCCGATAGTGCGCTCTGCATCGATATTACCGACCAGCCCAAACGGTCTCAGCTCTGTGTCAGACAGCATCCGGTACGTTTCCTCATAATCCGACATTTGCTTTTCACGAAGCGCGTTAACGCGTTCCGGCGCTTTGCGCTCCAGCACGCTATGTAACGGCCCCCACTGCAGTATCCACTCCCTGAACTCGCTTTTTTCAGCGGCTTTCACCTGAAGCTCCGCGTCCTGAAGGTCTGTAACCGTCACGCCGGATACGTCAAAGAAACGCATTTCTGCCGACACGCTGGTCAGCCCGAGTGATTTCTTCAGCTTATTCTGATACGCCAGCCAGACCTCAATTTCATCAACGAGAGCCAGCGTTCTGACCTTTTCCCGGGCAATCTGTTCCAGTTTTCCCAGACGGAACATCTCACGCCCCGTGGCAACCAGCGCCGCGAGATTGTTATCGTATTGCCC